TCGGCTGCGGGTCCGCCTGCACCTGAATAGGCAACGGCGACGAGAACCAGAGCGGCTTCGACCGCTCACCCGCCACCGTCAGAGTGATCCCGACACCACCCGGGTAAAGCTTCGTCTCGAGCAGATCCAGGAGCACCTGAACCTCATCCGCGTCACGCCCCACCAAGTGACCCGTAAACCGCGGATTCTTCCGAGACCGCGGCCCCGTCATACCCGTCTGCTCGTTCTCACCCTGTGCCGGATGCCACACCATGTACGGCGGCGCCGGCTTCGTTCCGTTCGGGTACTGGGCGAGCGTGACGAACGTCTTCGTAGCGAACGCAACAAGCTCCTGCGTCTTCACCTTCAACGCGTCAGTATGCTTCTTCGACATCACAGATCCGCCTTCCGCATGGCATCGTCGACCGCACGCAACACACCACGCATGAAGTCGGCTTCGTTCTCCGCCAGCGACGACGCGAGCTCGTTACCCGGCGTCAGAGCGTTCGGCGAACCAGGCGCCCCGAACTCGATCAGGTTGCCGAGATGCGCGGCACCGCCACGACCCTTCTCGTACCCGATTTCCGACTCAAGCGAACGCTTACGCGAGTTCACGTCGAACGTGATCGCCCGCGCCGCCTGCCGGAAGTGGCGACGTGCACCAACCTTCCGCTGCGCCGCCTTCTTGATCCGGTTCGACGTCACATTCAGGGCGACCTTCAACGGCTCCTCGACGCCCTCCGCTGCAAGATCAAGGTCGGCGGCAAGCTTGTTCAGCTCGGAGAAATCGAACTCGATACCATCCGCCATGTCAGTTCGCTTCCTCCACCGGATACCGGTGTGCGGTGACCTGACCAGCCTGCGGAAGACCCTTCGTCCGGGCCTCGCGACCAACCAGTGACGGGTCCGCTGTGGACGCAGTCACACGCCACAACATGTTCACCCCGACCAGCGGGGTAGCACCCACCGCGACGTGAATGTTCGTGTCCTGTACCGCGGGAACCTGCGATCCCTGCTCGCGCTCAGATACGGTCAGTGTGGCGGACTTCCACCGCCCCGGGACGGCAGGGTAGACCGTCACCTCAGTCTCGACGACAACACCGTCAGCATCCGGCTCCGACTTCGTCACGGTGTACACCTTGAACGTCTCCGTGAACCGCGACTCAGCCTGAGATCGCAGATAAGGGAGTTGCGCCGCGATGTCGTAGCCGAGGTTCACTCCTCGCCGCTTTCAAAGAGAGGGAACCCTGCGATGTCCACCCCGCAGGAGCAGTACGTTGCCCCAAGGACCAGTGAGCACCACGAAAGGTGGCTCGAGCACGTGCCGAGCATGTCGATCGCGAACGCGCCTGACGGTTCCGTGAGCCCAAGCAGCGCCCACATTTCGTCCGGGATCGCCACCCGACCTTTACCGGACCGGTAGGACTTCGATGTGGAACCGTCATCCACCGAAACGGTGACCTGGGTTGAGTCGTCCGGGCGCTTCACCTGCGCTACCACAGACTCACGAACTACGTAATCAAGCTTCGCCTGATCGATGGTCTCGACTTCAAGCTGCACCCGACGCGCCTCGATGAGCATTTCTGCGTCATCGATCCACATCTCCCACTGCTGCTCAACCAGTGAACCGGAGTCGGGGACGGCCACCCCCAGAGCCACCGCAATGTTGTCGGTGCTTACAGACATGACCGCCCCCTCCTCACTCGGAAACTTCTGTCTTGCGGGCGCGGCCCGACTTCCGGGGTGCCGGCGAAGTCTCCTCCACCGGCACCCACTCAGAACCCAGCCGCGCAACCTTCTCGTCAGCGACAGACACAATCGCGCCCGACGCCGAGTTGCGCAGACGAACCATCAGACGAGGTCGTGGATCTTCGCGAACGCGTTCAGGTTCGCGATGCCCCAGCCGTAAACAACCTCGGCACGGAACGCGACCTGGTTCTTACGCTTCAGGTCACCGCCACCGTCCGGGTCACCGTAACGGATGACCTCGAGACCGATCGACTTCTGCACACCCCAACGGATGGCCGAGAAGTCACCGACGAAACCGAGGACATCGGTGTCGACCGCGAGGACACCGGTACCACGAACCGTGTTCGACACGGAAGCGCGGTGACCGTCGAGCTCGCTGGTCTCGATACCGAGACGGAAGTTCGGGTACAGCTTCTGCTCGGAGTTGGTACCGCGCAGAGCGGAGAACTTCGCCGCGTAGGTCGGGTCCAGGGCGATGTCGCGGGGAACGAAACCATCCGCGAGGACGAGCGCGTCGGCCGCGTCCAGGCTCACGTACGGCTTGTCCGCCGCCACGTACTCGACGAGGTTCGTTGTGTCGGTGAGGCCACCGTTCATCGCGGCGACAACCGCACCACCGGTCGGGTTGATCTCATGGAACACACCGAAGTCCAGGGCACGCGACAGCGCCGGCTGGATAAGAGCCAGGATCTCGTCAACGATCTCGAGCTGACGGTCCTCGTCCGCCCACAGAACCTCTTCGTTGAAACGGAGAGTCTTGTGGAACTTGAACGGCTTGATCGTCTTGCTCGTCGGCGTGACGGTCGATGCGCCCTTGTCGCCACCTTCAGCGACGTACTCGGCCTCGCCGATGTCGAACGTCCACGACTCGCCCTCACCGAACGTCATCGGAGTCTGAGCGGAAAGGGTGGCAACAGCCGACCCGTTCTGGATCGCACCAAGCCACGGCGCAATCTTCTGCTTGGGGATCGAAAGCGACCCCGTAGCAAGTGATGTCATTGTCTTGCCTTTCGGTTAGTCGGCCTGAGCGAACAGCCCCCGCGCGAATTCGCGAAGCTCCGTATCGTCCTTGCCAGTCGTTGTGGTCGCTCCCTCTTTCGGGGCGACATTTCCCTGCTTCTTGGAGTCCGCCTGACGTGCAGCAAGGCGCTGCGCCTGAGCCGTCAGAGTGGACTCGTCAGTACCGGTGAGGAACAGGTCTGCGTCGGACGGTTCGCCGTCCTTGCCCTTCTCAGTGCTGATCCCGAACCGTGCGGCGATGCTCGAACGAAGCGCCTCAGCCTTTGTGGTGCTGAGTTCCTGCTCAAGCGACTCCAGACGTTCCTCGAGCGTTTTTGCGCCGTCAGCCTTCGTCTTCAGTTCCGCGTAATCCGGGTACATCTGCTTCGCCAGACGGTCGGCACGCTCTCTCACGATGCGATCGACGTCCGCCTGAGTGAAGGTCTGTTCCTGCTTCTGTTCCACGACTTCCGCGGCCTTCTCGGCTTCTGCGGGCGCTACTGGTTCAGTCATTTCGGTACTCTCCGTTTTCGTGCCGTCGCACATTCACCGCGAAACCGTCGCGTGCGGCCACAGGAGACCCGTGGAAGCCTTTACTCTGGGTAGTTGGCGTCCAGGTAGTCCCGGACTCTCGCCCTCGTGGCGGGCGTCTTATTGCGCCGACTCGCCATGTACTGGAACTCGCCAACCTCAGTACCCGGATCGTTCTCCTTAAACACCGGCTGCGCCGTGCAATGACAATTCGGGTGAGCCGCGAACTGCACTGTTGACTGCCGGTAAACGGCGCCACGATCGGCCAGCATCCGACAGAATCGGCAGGTATTGGCCGACGCGAGACGCCGCCAACCCACCGACTCCGGGTCGTTCTGCCGGTTCGTGAGGATCGTGTCTCGGTACGGCTTCGCCGTCTCCAACTGCACAACCTCAGCAAGCCGCTTCGACGCCGTCTCCTCGTCATCCGAGAACAACGGGTCAGACGCCCACGCCACACCGCGCCGAATCTTCACCGTCCGGTCATTCACCACAAACTCGGTGACGAACGTCCTGTCCCGAACACCAGCCCGGACTCGCTCTTCCTCGTAGAAGTCGACCGCCAACGCTGCCGATCCCTCCGAGAAGTAGCCGATGATCTCCGGGACGCTGTTCAGAAGTGCCGCCCGACGCGCTGTAGGGCTACCAGGGAGAGCCACAAGCAGCCCGACCGCCGTATCTACCGACTCAGTCGTTACCAGCCTGAGCGCCGCCTTCGACTGAAGCGCTGTCACCATTAGCGACCGCCTTCGAGTTCAGCAACGACTGGACAACCGCCCGACCCTGCGCCTTCTGCCTCTCAGCAAGAGCACGCTTGATCGTCTGCTCATCCATCCCCAGCAGTTCCAGACCAACCTCGGTCTCAGCAAGCCACGGCACAGCCGCAAGCTGCTTCTGCCCCGCATCAGCCGCCGCCGACCGCGACACGTACTGCGGGTTACGCCACTTCGTGTCAATCGACGCCCACTCCGCAGGGATCTCGTCGAGATCGTTCTGAATGGCAAGACCTCGAGTCACCGACCGACGAACCGTAATCGACCAGTCGTCAGTGGCGCCCTCAGCCTCAGCAAGCAGGTTCTCTCGGGCCTCCGAGTACGAATCCGCAGCAGTCGGGTTCGCCATGTCAGTGAGAGCGAAGTCCGCGTCCGACAGGTCAAACTCACGAGCCGTCAGCTTCGCCAGCGCGTTCATCTGCGCAAGATGCGCCTCGGGCGTCTCAGCCTTGAACTGCTTGATGTCCGCGCGCGGGTTCGTTGCTTCTTCGTCGTCCGGGATGCCGAACACACGCCCAAGCGCAACCTGCCACGACGCCTTCTGCGACCCATCCGCATTCTTGAAGATCGCATCACTCGCACCCAACAGCACAAGCTGCGGGATCGAGTAGATGTCCATGTGGCCCTCCATGCGAATCAACGCACGAACAGCCGCATCCTGAAGCCCAATCGTCGACCGGGTGATTCGCGAACGACCCATACGCCTCGACGCACGCGGCCGATAAACCATCGGATCAGCCGGCACATGCCACGGATGCTCCGAGCGCCCCACCGTCCAACCCGACGAATCCTTCTCCGCGTTGATCGTCTCCCCATCGAGGTACAGAACGAACCCGGTAATCTTCCCGTCCTTACGAGAAGTCACAGACAGCAGATCATCCAGGCGACGCTTCCGGTTATTCCACGACCCGAACGCGTTCAACGCATCCTTCGCATGAATCAGCGCCTTCGGCTCACCCTTCGACTCATCCCCCCGCGTCGTAATCAGATACGACACCCCATGGATCAGCGAATCCGTGCGCCCGTTCGCGATCTCCGACAGAAGGAAGTTGTTGTCCGTGAGCTCCTGGATACCAAGCGCATTGATATCCCCGTCAGTCCACACCATCCGATCGAGGTTGCAACGCCGAGCAAGCCCGTCAACACCCTTCGCGTTCCACCCCAGAATCAGCCCCAACCGCTTGTACTGCGGCGGAATCACCGACCCAACCTGCCTAATCGCCCGCTTCCCGTCATACACCGACGAACGCAGCAGATTGCGCTTCGACAGCGCCGCCAACTGCTCAGCGTTGTAGTTCAGGGTCACAAGCTCGTCATCTGATAGACCAGGGACGTTGATTCGTTCGGCCACTAGAGAACCACCGCCGTCCTAGATCCAGAACGCCGGGTAGGACGCTCAACGTTGTCTTTCTGGGCACCCCACAGGGCGAGTGTTTGCGATACGACCGGCGAGATGTTGGACGCGGCGTCTTTCCGGTTCCACGCCCACCCGCCCTGAAGCGGGCGCTTAGCGGCAACCGACAAGGCGGCGTTCACCTGTGGCTGATCCGTGTGGAACACGGTGCCGTCCACGATCCCGTCGTGGTACTTCGCGCAGCCGATAGCCATGTCACGCCCCTCTGCCGCTGCGAGCGTCACAACGATGTCCGTACCGATCAGGTAATGGCGGCCCTTGCGCTTCTCCACCAGGCCCGACATCTCGTCAGCGACCACCGCGTGAAGCTTGTTCCTCTCCGCACGCGCAACAACCCACGGGATAACCCAGTCGACGCCGCGGCGTTCGTCATCGAGCTCCACATGCCAGTTCTTGTCGAACCGTTGACCGGCCAGCGACACGGAAGCGGTCTTACGGTCAGGCGGAACATCAAGCGCGAGCGTCAGCCGATCAACCGGCATAGACGCCGGGTCTGCCTGGTCGCTCCACGCCTTCTCATCAATGACCTGGGGCGAGACATCCGGGTCCCAGATTCCGAGTGCTTCACGCTTGAAACCGTCATCCGTGAACGCCTCACGCATCCGCAACATCGCCTCTTCAGGCGTGAAATGCGGGTACGACGGATTAGCGACAGCCCACTGCTTACGGTCGTCAGGATCAGCCTTCTCGTCCGCCGAAATCTCGACGAACACCGTATCCTTCGACGTCTTCGCCAAAGCACGAGCCCGCTTGTTCGCGAACACTTCGGAAGGGTCCTGCGGACGCGGCGGAGTCCCCATCATGAACATCAGCGGGTTATCCGCCCGGTTCATCGACGGAACCATGTTCTCAAGCGCGGAATCCGTCAGGATCTGCGCCTCATCAAGAACAAGGAACGACACCTTCTGCTTACCGCGACCGAAGCCACGCTCACGCGCCCCGAACTCGATACGCGACCGGTTACGGAACACAATCCGCTGCTGACCGTTCGTGCTACGCACCGCGCGAACGTGCGGCGCCACCTTACGCATCTGCGCCATAGCCGACATCGCCTCGAACGTCTCATCAGCGGTGTTGCTGTGATGCGCGGTCCAGATGACCTTCGTCCCCGGCTTCAGAAGACACAGCGCGAACGCGATCATGCCAACGAGGAACGTCTTCCCGACCTGGCGCGGTATGGAGATGACCACACCGCCGACAGAAGCCGCATAGATCCCATTCGGACGCAGCGCAAACGCACACCGGCCAATACCGTCCTGCCAAGTCTCAAGATTCCCGCCAAGAGCGCGAATCTGAGCTGCGATCCGCCCCCAGGGCTGCGGCCCACCAATTCCCTCGGGAATCGACAGGTGCCGGGCAACCTCAGATAGCTTCTTCGTCCCAGGTTTCGTCGGCGTCGAACTCGGCATCTTCAGCCTCTTCCTCAGCCCGCGCCTCTAGCCCCTCGATCTCCTTCGACACCAGGGACAGTTGACGGTGGAGTGCAGCCTTCGCCGGCCCCTTCTCGTCGGGGATAGACGACGCAATCTCGCGACGCTGCGCACGCAGAATCTCGAGGTAGTCACCCGACTCCACAGCCTCTTCCAGCGTCAGAATCCGCCTCTTAGGCGTCTCGTCCGGCTGAACAACACGCAAAGGTGCCTTCGCCATGCCGAACCTCCAAACGAAAAAAAGCGCGGGGGGAGATCATCCGTATACCCGGAGGGCTACCGTGCACCCCTAGGGGGAGGCCCCGACCACCCGGTTTGTGGAGCTGAGTCGCGCATGCTTAGTCGAGTGCGCCTGACCTGCGCACGATGGGTGCGTATGGTCGGGCTCGCTTGGTGGAGTTGCAGTCGGCGTGTGCTGCACGCAGGTTCTCGAGCGAGTCGGCGCCACCGCGGTCTAGGGGAACAACATGGTCAATGACAAAGCATCGTTTGTCTGGCCACTTGAGGGTGTAGTCGATGGGTAGTCCGCAGATGTGGCAGGCTGCACGGGATGCGGCTATGACCTTGCGTGCGCGCTTGCGTACGACATCGTTACGCGCAGCCATCCCAGCTCCTTCAAGCGACTCGCGTCTGCATCAGTCGCAACGAACGGACGTGCTGCTTTGATACGCCAAACCTGCGGCCCAGCTCGGCGTCGTTGCCTACGATGGGCGCAAGCCTGCGTATCTCCGCCACCTGGTCGTCAGTGAGCTTTGCGGATCGGTGCGTCTCGCCGTGTGACGAGCGCCTGCGACCCTTCTCGTCCATGTCGCGCATGTTGTCGGCCGGCGTGCCGAGGAACAGGTGCTCCGGATTGCAGCAGGGCGGGTTGTCGCAGCGATGTAGGACATGCAGTCCATCGGGTATGGGGCCATTGGCTAGCATCCATGCGACGCGGTGAGTGCTCTCGTAGCCCGCACCGCGAGATCCGCGGGTCATGTGCCCGTGCCCGAATGTCCCGCGGATGGCTCCGGTCCACTCGATGCAGCCGTTATGTCCCTCAACCAGCTTGGCCGCGAGACGTGATTCGACGGTGGCCGTGAATCCAAGTGCTGTAAGATCGTGCATATCGAACTCCTCCAGTGGGTTCGGTCATGCCCCCGGATGTTGACGCATCGCGGGGGTTCATCGCGCTTAGGGCGGAGCACACGCGCATGGTGTACCTCGGAGGTTCAGTCGAAGGGAATCGAAATCTTGCCTCAGGCTGTCGTCCGTGCTACTCGGCCACTTAGCCGCGGCGTCTAACCGCAAGCACCTGAGGTCTTCTGCGAGGGTTGCAACTCGGGTAGGCCAGGGCCATCCGCCTCACATTGTGCCGCCACGAGGTCTCGAACCCCGTACCCTCCGCTTACAAGGCGGACGCTCTAGCCAGATGAGCTATGGCGGCAGTGGTGTGGTTTGCGTCGTCACCGCGACGAGATAGACGAGAACCCCCTCAGATCAATCGCCGATCAGTTCCTTGCCGGTCGCGCAACATCGACACCTGAGCCATGAGGGGTTGCAGCGTAGCGTCCTGAACGATGTTCACGGCGCCGATGGTCGAGACCAATCCGCCCCCCGATGCCTCTCGCCGCTTGGCCCATCCCTCGCGGATGAGGTACTCCGCCAGCGAGTCGGGGTCGACTGTGCCCGCCTTGTGGATCGCGCGGGCCAGGGCCTTTCGTTCCGTGCTCATGCGCCAAGCCTCTCAGTCGTCGTCGTCTTCTTCGAACGCACCCGCCTTGTACAGTTCGACAAGATGCACGGACAACCCAAGACCCGTGTGGTACGGCTGGTCGTCAGCGAACTCGGACATGTACCCGGTTGTGCGGCGGTCTTCCGTGCCGATGGTGATGTATGCGGCGTGGATGACGTATGCGGTGACGAGTGCGTTCTCTTCGGTGACGTCCGCGATGTGTGCGTTGAGTGCAGCGTCTAGCGCGGCTTTCGTTGCGTCACTCATCTCGCGTATGCCCACCAGTAGCGTTGCCCGTCCGCTGTGGTTCCACGGTGCGGGCCGGCATGACCGTCTGGCTGGTTCAGGTTGCAGGTGAGCGAGTCAACGTTGAGGACGAGTGTGACCGTGCAGGTTTCCGTGTCCGTCACTTTGAGCCCTCACCCTCACATTGCGCGACTTCAGCCTGCTCACTCACGAGACGACCAATACGGGAGTCGATGTACTCAGCCCGAAGGTTGCAGCACACGTCCGACTCACACCGGCACATCAGGACTCCTCAGCGATCAGGTACCGGAAGTCGAACACCCGGTCAGCAACCTCATGCAGCCGTTTCCAATACTTCGTGCCGTGGTGGCCGCAGTATCCGAGCTCGTGTTCACCGATCTCGACGAATACGTACGCTTGCGCGCCGCACTCTTTCCCGTCACACCGTCTGGTCGCGTCAAGCATGGCGACACCGCCTGTCCTAGAGGACCGTGAGCGAGGACAGGTCGAAACCGTCCTCCGTGATGTCGAACACCAGGAGCCCCGCGTCGGAGTCGCCGGCACCAACGTTCCGGAACCATGACGAACCGTTGTCGGTCGTCGGCGCCTGCAACCACCACTTCGGTTTCCCTGTGACCGGGTTACGGCCCGAGGGGAGCACGGTGAGGTGGTGGTAGTGGCCGGTGAGGAGAATGTCAGCGGTTGCGGTGGGCATGCCACCGTGCTGCTGCTTCTGCCACCACGTGACCGCCTGACCAGTGTTGAACTGGTTCCCGTGGACCACA